TAATCTTATATCTGCACCATCAGCATCAAGAATAATATCTCCACTTGAATCAAGAGTTATATCTGTACCATCATTAGTTATAGTGTCTAAAGCTATTGAACCTACATTAGTTATATCGGCATCGTTAAATGATGTAGCTCCAAAAGTGTTAGCGGCTGCTGTAGAAGTAATACCGTTTGCTGCAGTAATACCGCCGCCATCAGCAATCGTTATAGCGTTGTCGCCATCTGTATAGCCTATATTAGCTGTTTGTACTTCACCGCTTACTAAAGCATTGCCTGAAATATCTACAGCACCGTTTATATCAATAGTGGTAGCGTTTATTTCTATTTCAGTATCAGAAACTAAATCTAATACTCCGTCTGCTGATTGATGTATGTATGTACCAGAGTCACCGAATTGTAATTGTCTTGTGCTGTTTAATAATAAACCTGTATCAGCTACGTGTGTTAATGTTACATCAGTGTCAGCACCGAAACCCAAAACACCTGCGTCTGAAGATAAAGTTAAATCGTCTCCTACCGTCATGTCTGCTGCTGCTGCAACATTACCTGCGATACTAAGTGTTCCTGCTAAATCTAAATCAGTAAAAGCATTTACTACTGCTGCTCCTGAACCTGCTCCATCTAAATAAACAACAGATACTCTTCCTGTCGGAATAGTTACAGTTGCTCCTGTTCCTTGTTTGATTATTATTGACTGAGAGCCTGAAGTAGCGTTTTCAATAATTTGCACTCTTTTCATAGTGTTAGGTGCAATAGTAATAGTACAGGTTGAGTCTAATGTTCCTGTGTATTTAACATACATAGCTCTTGCTGCATCAGAAGCACCGTCAGCTACTGTTGATGTATGTGTGTCTGCATTTGTTGTTATAGCTTCTGTGCCGTAACCTAATGCTTCTCCGATTAACTCTAAGTTAGTGTTAGTAGTTGTTCCCCAAGTACCACTGGCGTCACCAGTAGCCATTTCATTTAGTCTGAGGTTATTAACATATGTACTTGCCATTTTTCAGTCTCCGTTTTGATTATACCTTATTTTTCATAAATATTAAGCAACTTCTTGCCAATTTGGTGTTTGAGTAGTAGAAACAGGAGTATACGTTGTTGATATTCCTTGTGCTACTTGTCCCCAAACATTAACTGTGTTAAGTGCAGAGGTTATTTCAAAACCTTCTGTAATCGTGACTATTGCGTCTGCATTAGGCGTCACACTTCCTAAAGCACTTGTACCAGCAAAACCTGTAACATCCAGGTTGTTGTTAGTAATTAACGACTCCGTACCTAATGCCGAAGTCCCTACATTTCCTGTAACAGCTACATTAGCAGCAGCAGATACTGATTCGTCACCTAGTGTACTAGCTGACGCGACTGCTGAAACACCTGTAACAGCTGCCGCTTGAACTGCAGTACCATCATCTAGTGCTGTAGTTCCGACTACTCCTGTAACGGCTACAGGAAGTGGTTCACCAAAAGTTAGTTGACCCCAAGTACCTCTACCCCAACCGTTAATATTAGCCATAAGCTAAACTACGCGATTCTTATTATCGCGTTACTTGCATCAGCAGCTGGAAATTGAATAGTAAAATCTCCTGCTGTAGAAGTTTTATCTCCGCCAAATGCTAAAATTGCAACCGCAGGGTCTCCTGAAGCACTATCATTAAAGATCATTGCTCCATTTGCAGTTACAGTGGCATTTGAAAACGTAAGGTCAGCAAAATCAGTTAACGCTGTTGTTCCTGAAGATGTTGGTGTTACGTTTGTTAAAGCACCGCCTTTTGCAGTATAGTTAGTTCCACTTGCTTCATTACTTGTTGTATAAGCAGTTGTACTTGCACCTAAACTAGCACTACTTGTGTATAGTGCCAAGTTAAATGTATTTCCAGAACTGTTTGTAAAATTATGTACGCCTTTCAACAGTTCTACTTTAAATGAAGTGCACATTGCTTGGGTTATTGCCATTATAGCCTCCTTATAATATCAGCCATTTCTTTATGACCTTGTTTTTCTAGTAAACCTGCTACAGTCGCTCTATCGCTTAATATAGCTTGTTTCATATACAACAAAACGACTTTTTGTATAGTTTCTTTAAACGCTTCAGCCTGTGCTTTTACCATAGGATCTGCATTATCACTAACCGCAACTAGTCGTTCCATTATTCTTTCAGTCCAATACTCTGGACTTAAACCTTTGTTTTCTGTTGTTTGAACTCCAACTTTTCCTAAACTACTTGATACATCTACACTAAACATTTGTCGTTCCTTGCGGCATTATTTTTATTTGATCGTTTCTAGCTTCATCTCTTACGTCTTTATACTCACCTAAAAGTTTTAACATAGCTAATGCTTCTTGATATTTTTGTTCGTACATCATAATCGTGTCTGGTGACATTTTCATAAAAACAGCTCCTTCTACTAAAGAACCGTATAACATAGCATTAGGGGCGTTTTCAGATAACCAACTTTGATTACTATCACCTACAGTGGTTAAAGAAGCAGGTCTGTAGTTGTAATGTAATTCGAAACTTAATGCACTTGGTGGAGTAGGTGCCAGTATAAAAGTGTTGTTATCAAATAAAGCATAGTAAATGGGTTGCCCTGTTGTGGCTCGTGCTGGTGTATAGTCTCTGATCCAGGTTACGTGTTTAAGTTGTAAATAGGTGTAGTTATTGCTTGAATCTATTACAGCTAAACTAAAAGGTGATAAAAAATCGTCTGGTGTTTGTAAATATTCAACATCAGCAGTAGCACTACCTGTTACATTTTTACGAAACACAGGAAGTTGTACCGATTTTAAAATACGTTCTTCTGTTGTTTGTATAAAGGTGTCTAACGTATTAACAAAAGTTGTTTCAGTATTATCTAAATAATTTTGTACTGCTGTTTTTAATCCGCTATATGTAAATCCTGCCATTATGTATTCACCGTTACGTTTCCTATTTCAGTAGTTGCTCCAAAACCATCAAAATCAGTTCCTATTGGGTCCGAAGCAAAAGTCATTCCACTGCCTGCGTTTGTAGTGATTATAACTCCTAATTGGCTTTGCGGCAAAGGAACATCAGGTCTAGGTTTCCATAAAGACTCTGCGTCTGCCGTTATATGTGGTGGATCAAGTTGTGGATGTTTAGGTTCGTAACATTCAGAACACGTTCTAAAATTTTCCCAATTACCTTTAGCTTTTTTATAGGGGTATCTAAAACCACAAGTGTCACAGATAAAGTAAGCGTATTTACCTGAAGCATGTGCCATTATATATACTCATGTTTAGGAACAATTCTTAAAGGAGAGCGGTCTTCATCGTACCTCATAGCGTTTCTTAAATCTTGTTCGTATTGTTCTTTCATTATAGGAAGTTTCTGTATATTCTTTTTTAAACAAATATAATAAGCCAATCCTGAAACTAAACACGGCATAAACCTAGTAGGTATATCAACATCATTGATTTGAGCAGAAGAGTCTTCTATAGTTCTCCAAACATAGTAAATGAGTTTGTCGGTTGAGTTCTCTGGTGTTGGATAAAGATGTATAACAGGACTTTTTAGCCTTTCTAACCAATACTCAGTTGCTCTAGCCTTAGTTGATTTATTAGGAATATTAACAAACTCATTCCTATCTACTCTGTCTAAAGTATAATCAGTAACTGTATCGTTAACCGTTCTTTGGATATATGCATCTAAGATGTCTATATCAAAAGAATTGATTGTATATTCACTGGTTCCTTCAGTAAGCGTAAGCTCTACTTTAGAAACTTCCCACATTTGAATACCTCTGTTTGACCAATCGGCAAACATAATATTCATAGAACGACGAGCTGTGACTGCATCATAAGAAGTACGAGCTTCCAATCCTGCAAGCTCGTATGCTTCTTCTATTGCGGTCGCTACATCTAAACTAAATGCACGAGTTCCTGACGTAGCCATTATTAATAACTTTTAACAAATTCGGCTACTATAGTGTAATGATCATGTTCAGTATGTCCATGAGTCGTTAAATCTAAATCGCCAGTTATACCACTACCTGCGTTATTAGGAATACCGCCCCATTCTCTAAAATCCATATGACCTGAAACTACTCCTGCTGCTGCACTTCCTCCTAAGACAGTGCAAACAACATTAGACGTCGCATCCCATTCAAGAGTTACTCTTATACCGCCTATGTCATACCATAGTTGCGATAAAGTTACTCTCGTACAGGTTTCTCCTTCGTTATTAGTATTCAGTCCCGAGACATCTATTTTATTAACAGAAGATTCTCCTGTGCCATCAGAGATATTAGTGAATTTATAAACTAGCTTCCTATCAGTATCTACAATTTTTTGACTTGTAACTGCGTCTGCCATAGTTTACTCCTAGCCTAAATTCATATTAATCAATGAATACTCAGTGTTTGCTGAAACAGCCATAACGTCACCAACTTCTTGTAAAACGTTATCTGTTGCTGGAGCAACTCCTCCTGCAGTACCGCCTGATCTAACTGCTGCATTACCTACAACTAGAGTTCCTACAGTCAGTAAAGCTGCGGGTCCTTTAATAACAGCCCAACCAAAATAGTCTGCTGTCATATCAATAACTGTAGCCCCCATTAACGCACCTGTTTCTGTTGCTGGTGCAACAATAAGGTTTGTGTTAGGATTTTCAATTAAAGATAGTTGTGAGCTTGTTGTTAATGCAGTTGCAAGTGCATCATAACAAGTGATAACTACTGATGGATCTGCTGAGTGATCGTGTGCTGGGTTAGATTTTACTCTAAGCATTTGACCTTCACCGTTTACATCATTAACCCAAAGATAACCGTCTGCGTATTGGTTAAGTGTTAGGTCAGTTCCACCTGTTTCTACAGAAATAGCTGTTTCACCTGCCGCTACTGCTGCTGTTGCAGTCATGTTTGTATGATCAGAAACAATAGCTTTATGTTGTAGCAGTTTACCTGCTGTTACCGCAGTTCCACCTATTTCAACATAACGATAAACGTTGTTACCGTAAACCAATGTACTTCCTAATGGAAACAACTGTGTAGCACTTTCTGCATAAGGGTTAGCTGTGCCGTATTGACTACCACCCTTACCTATAATTAAATCAGCAGGTCCATATCCTGTGGTAGCTGCATATTGAATATGCCCACCATTATCAGTATAGACATTACCATCTGAGTTTATTACTAAACCGTCAGTAACTGCTCCTGTTGATGAGTTTACGTCAATGGTTTTAAAACCATTTTCAGACCTGACTGGTCCGTTAAAAGTCGAATTTGCCATAATTTCCTCCTACGGAAATAAGTCTTATCATCTCGGCTTGTCTGCTAGGTCAGTTGATAAAACAAGTTAATATAATCCTAGTCCTTATGATTGTATATCATTCGTCTACAAAAGAAAAGGGACCCGAAGGTCCCTTTAATTTTTCACATAAGTGAATTATGCTCCAGGGGAACCGAAAATACCTCTCCAGTCACTCCAACCAAAGCTGTAACGTTCTCTTGCCTTGTATCTAACATTACCAGTTTCGAAGTCGCCTTCCATACTAGTTGATACAGGTGTTCTAACGAAATGTTTTAATCCGTTAGGTACGTCAGTTTTGATAAAGAAAGCATCAGTATCTGTTAGATAATGATTTACAACATAGCCTTCAGAAATCATTCCCATGTTTCTGATTGCGTTGATGTCATTATCTGAAGTACCAACTCTTCCAGGAGTTTCCATGAGTCTATCAGCAACAAACTGTAATGCAGGCGGAATAATTAATTTTTTCGCTTGTGCATTAACTTTAAGATTTCTCTCATCTTTGAAATCAGCGATGTCAATCAACGCTTGTTCAAGAGAAGTCTCGTTTAAGTCAGCTGCAGTAGTCAACTCATTTTTTAGATCCACGTTAGCAACAGTAGGGTGGTCTGTAGCACAAAGCTCTTTTCCATCTCCACCAACATATGAAGAACTAAACGCATTGTTTAATACGTTAGCTGCTTTCACTTGTTTAGTTTGTTGCATAGACCTAGCTAAAGCTCTTGTGTATCTTGAAGATAGTGTATCGTAGAGG